TCTAAGTCGTCCGAGGGCTTCCCATTAATTAGGAGGGAGGGGGTCAGATAGAGGCTAAGGGTCAGACGCAGCTCGTCCCCAGAGGCTGAGGAGACACGTAGCTGCACCCCAGCATCCTTGATGACCTCGAGGTAGCGTGTCAGGGCGGTGAGTGTGGTGGAGGGCAAGGCTATGGGCTTCTTATCCTCGGCAGCCCCAGCGACCTTGATGTGCACGACACCTCTATATTCGGAGGCTACGGCATAGCGCACCACGGCGGCCCGCTCCTGCTCCTCGGGGGAGATGGCGGAGAGGTCGTAGCGGTCTTTGTAGGGAGGCAAGGAATAGCCGTGGAGGTAAGCCTTAGCACGCTGAGCATACCAGCGTAGGGTGTGGGGCTCGGCTTCGCTGACGAGCTGGGCGACCTCGGTGCGGTGCTTGGAGAAGAGGGACTCGAGGGTGTAGACGGCTGAGGCGAAAGCCCAGAAGAGGATGCTCTCCAGCGAGACCTTACTGAACTGCTCCTCGAAAGTCTTGCCAGCGGTGAGCTTGTAGGCGTGCTGGATGGTCGGGTCGGCGATGTAGGCAGCGGCTATTTCGCGCCGTATGTCGGAGATGGAGCGAGGCATAGGGGGTTATTTGAAGGTAAGTTCGTAGCCAGAAGGTGTCTGAATGAATTGATCTGCGGGGATGCTACAGTAGTGCATCTGCTTGATTGTGGCGGTTGGGAGCATCGGGTCTCCTGGACCAGCTAGATGCTTGCGGATGGCAAGCCCCAGCGTCGGATATTCGCCGAACTCTCCCGGGACGGCTTCGAGGAGGAAGGCGGCCGTTTGCTCACGCACCTCGCCGAGGGAAAGGTGCCCCTTAGAGAGGTCTAAGTCGCCTGTGTCGATAGAGAGAAGAATGCCTAACATAATGAGGAGGGATGATGGGGGTTAGTGCTTGATGAGCTTGTCTTCGTAGTCCCCGCGCTTGCTCTGCTGGAGTTGCTTGCCAGCCCACGAGGTGACGGCAGACTTGAGTGCAGCACCGCCATCAGAGGGGATAGGTGTCCAGGTGGAGAGGGCTTGCTTGAGGGAGTTGATGTCCTGCTCGATGGTGTTGAGCTTCGTGGTCAGCTCCTCTATCTTGATGATACCACCGAGTTCCCCTCCGTTGAAGACGATACCATCGGAGGTGAAGTGGAGAGTCTTGTCGCCCATCTTGACGTCAAGAGCTTCGAGCTCATCAGTGAGAAGCACGACACCTGTATCTTGTCCGTCGACTAGCCCAACGATGACGTAGCTCCCTACCTTGGGGAGGAGCAGGAAGCCCTCTTCGCCCTCTTGGTCTCCCTGGAGAGAGCAACCGAGGATAGGAGCGCTCTCATCGAGAGGCTCGCAGTCTACAGCCCGTGCATCACGATCAACGGACGTGACGGTGCATGCCTTCAGAACAGCAGGAGCGCCACCAGAGAGTTGTCCTATAAGTTTTGCTATTTGGCTCATATTAGTCTGCTACACGGAAGCCGAGAGTCACGTCTTGGCGAAGACCCTCAGTGCCGTACTTGATAGTTACTTTCTTTACCTGATAGACACCCTTCTTCTTTCCATCAATGATGATGCCTACGGTATCGAGCTTATCCAGGAGCTTAGCTCCAAAGGTCGTGACGCTTCCAGCCAAGCCGTCACGCTTCAGGCGCTGCATCTCCTGTTCAGCCCAGGCACGCAGCTCTGATTCGCTCTTGCCATAGGTGTGGAGGGTACGGAGCTCGCCGTCAGCGTCGCCCAGCTCAAGCTTGATCTTCTTCGTCTTCCCCTTCTTGGCCGTTGGTTGGAAGGAGATGGCTTTTATCTTGAGACGCATCGTGTCTCCGTGCTGCTCTTTGAGAGAGGAGTCGCTGATGAGGTTGATGCCAGAAGTGATTACTTGCGAGGGCTTACCTGACACCTCACGGTCAAAGACGACACCGCAGTAAAGGATGGGCTTCCCATCCTCGTAGCGGAAGAAGCTACGCACGCCCTGCTCCTTGAGCTCACCCAGGAGGGCGGCCACATTGTCCGCCTTGATCCGGTAAGCCCCGAGGGTCTGTTCACCGAGCACTTTGAAGTCGGTGATCCCTTGGTCGGAGAGGATCTGCGATAGAGAGGCATTGCGATAGGCTTTCTTGACCGTGGGCTTCTGCTTGAGATTATACATCTCATCCTCACACTCTATGACCACGGGTGTCTTGAAGCCGACCTCGCGGATATAGCCTACAAAGGCAAGCTGCAAGTCATCATCATAACCAAGGGAGATGCGCACCTTGTCACCACGTCGGAGCGGTGCACCTTCTTTGCTATCCCAAAGCATACGCTTAGGGAGCGTGAGCTTGCAGGTGTCGGTGAGATCATCTATTGAACGCTCGATTTCACAGGCGGTGATCTTGTCGATTACCCACTTGCGCTCGGACTCAATCTCAACGCGGGCGGTAAGGCGATACATAGCTTAGTAGTCGGAGGAGAAGACGTTGTACTCGTTATCAGAGAGCGCGCTGATGCTTAGCTCCTGGTAGTTGCTCTCAGTGCCTTGGGTCAGGGAGTAGCTTTTGATGACAAGGCGGTTGATTTCGAAGAGGTCGAAGAAGGCACTCTGCACGCTGATAGGCTTATCTACCTCAAGGAACTTGCGGAGCTCACGAAGGCCCTCCTCGGGATAGACATTGGCAACCTTGCCATCCTCAACACCCTGGATGCCGACAGCTATGTTGATGTCGAAGTCACCATCTGAGATATATTCCTTCACCGTGCCTGTCATCCCGACCACTTGGGTCGTAACGATATTCTTGGTGCGAGTCATCGCCACCACAGCATCAGGGATGCTCAGCTCTGTACCATCCTCGAGACGAAGGAGGAGGGGGCAAAGCGTGTAGGCACCGAGCCAGTCGGCAGCATCTGTGATAGGAACGCCAACGGGCGAAGGTGCGAACTCACGTCCCTCTTTATTATAGGAGTGTGCGCCCTTACCACTGCCAGGGAAGCGGTAAAGCATCACCTTCCCTGCAGTGATGGAGATCGGGAGGACGGTCGATAGAGTACTCATTGCTATTGGTTAGGTGACGCCATTAGCTGGGTGACGTACAGGTCTTGATACTTTGTGATCGTCTTGATGAGCTCTGGTGTGAGATCTGTATCGATGGACATTCTGTGCTCCATCCATTTACCGAAGGCGATGAAGACCTCAATGGCCGTGACCACGTTAGCCTTCTTATCAAGCTTCTCAATAGCGTCACTGAAGCCTTTGAGTTGCTTGCCGAGGCTTGCTGCCGCCGCTGGGTCATTACTCTGGAGCGCATCGGTGAGGAGCTTGTCGATAGAGAGCAGGATCTTATTCACCAGCTCTGGGCGGGTGATGTGCTGGGCAGCGCGCAGGCTCTGCCACTGACCAGCTTGTACCCACTTTGAGATAGTAGCCTCCGAAACATTGACACTCACGGCTATGCTCTTCTGCTCTTTACCTTGTAGGTAGAGGAGGCGTGCTAACTCGCGCTTCTCTTCACGTTCTCGTGCTGTCATATTAACTTGTATAAGTTTCACTATGGCGCAGCTCCTCCTCCAGTCTCTTTTGCTCATCCGCCTCCTTCCACTGAGTCTCCAGGTCTAAGGCTTCATCCTCGGGGGTTAGCACCCATAACTTGGCGTCGGTATCAGGACAGTATAGAAAGTAGGCGATGATGCGGTGCGTTGCGTTGACGTACATGTAGCCTGTCTGCTCTTTGAGTTCGATAATCTCCATAATAGTAGTCTGTTAGTTGTTGTTATCTAAATGAGAGCGAGAAGCCCTTTTGAGCTGCGATCTTTGCATACTCTCGAGCCTCTTCCGAGTGTGCCCGTTGCCAAGATATTGGGATCTCGATAACCTTTCCCGTCACCTGCTGGAGATTGTCGACGAGGTACTTCACACTCTCTATTGAGAGGCTGGGGCTCCACCTGAATGTGATATCTGTCTTTAACCCCTTGATGCGCACCTCTTCGAGCGAGTTGCACGAGTCAAAGATGACACCTGTACCTTCAACAGACGTAAGGTCGAGAGTGCCAACGATCTCTCTCAGTTCCATGCACCCGGCAAACATACCGACTACAGAGACGAGAGATGCACCAGTGGAGATCTCAATGCGAGTTGCCGACCTGCAACCGATGAACGCCTGACCAAGATGCACGACGTTTGGGAGATCGCCCACCTTAATAAATGTCGCCGAAAAACAACCATTAGCAAAGTTGGATGCGTTTATACACGCATCTGCGCCGTCAATGTTAATGCTCTCGATCTTTCCGCAGTATTCAAACGCAGACTCCATAGACATGCATTTTGGCAGAGACGGCATAGCAACAGATCCTCTCACTTGTCTGCTCGACGCTGCATAATATGCGATAGACGTAGCGACTTCCAGACCATCAACATGGGGGATTTCGCTCAAGCTCGCGCAGTTGGAAAACATACCAGATATATCTGCAGCGCTGTAAGCTGGCGACACGGCCATGTTTGGCAATCTGCTCTGTGGCGATCCATCGAACATACCACGCTTATGAATGCGTATGCCGATTGGTGGATATCGCCTAATTGCGTCGGCGAAGGTGTCTATCTTAGCGTCCTTTGGTATCACCACTCCTCTATCGACAAGGGCGCTCCTAATGTCATCCTTCGCTTGGTCGATGCGCTTCCACTCGGCAGCGACTTCTTTACTCTTACTCATATTAAAGCTGTTTTAGTAGTTCGACTATCACCCCCAGCGGGTCTGCCCACTCCTCCTCGGAGAGCGGATTGCTGTCGGTAGTCGTCTTGAGATAGCTCTGATAGGCACTATCGCCCTTATCTCCCTTCTGCTGTGCGAGGTACTCTAACTCCGTTCCTTGGAAGTCCTCAATCTCCTTCGCCCGCTCGTAATTACTTTTCCCAGGGGCGCCAGGCGCTCCCTTTTGCTTCTCGAGGAAGTCATCAAAGGAGCCCTTGTATCCACGCTCGATAGCTGTCTGATAGAGGTCTTTTCCTGGAGCGCCGTGCAGGCTTGCGAGATACTCTTCCTCCGTACCTTGGAAGCCCTTAAGCTCCTTTGCGCGCTCGTAGTTACTTTTACCTGGGGCACCAGGCGCTCCCTTTTGCTTCTCGA